TGAGCGCAGAGTGTTCAAGATTGACGTGGGCAACATGCCCAGCCACATGGCCATGGCTTTTGTGGAACGTGTTAAAAACGAAATGCACCAGCGTAGAATTCCCACCTATGGTGGCGGCGGTGCCAACATCATGGACAGCAGCTACAATCCACTGAGTACCAACGAAGACTTTTTCTTCCCAGTGGGTCAAGATGGACGCGGCAGTACAGTGGATGTGCTGCCAGGCGGACAGCAGCTGGGCGAAATTGACGATTTGAAATATTTCAACAACAAAATGGCTCGTGGCCTGCGTGTGCCATCCAGCTATTTGCCCACAGGGCCTGATGATTCAGATCGTGCGCTGACTGACGGTAGAGTAGGCACAGCACTGATTCAAGAGTACAGATTCAATCAATACTGTGAACGTTTACAAGCACTGATAGCTCAGAAACTGGACGATGAATTCAAGATGTTTTTGCGCTGGCGCGGCTTCAACATTGATGCTGGTCTGTTTAATCTCAAATTCAATCCGCCACAAAACTTTGCCAGCTACAGACAAAGCGAACTGGACAACACCAGAATCACAGCATTTCAAGCACTGGAACAGTTGCCTTACATGAGCAAACGTTTCATGCTGGAGCGTTTCTTAGGGCTCACACAGGAAGAAATTCAAAAGAACGAAGAACTGTGGCGCGAAGAACGTGATCAACCTGAACTTCAAACCACACAAGGGCAGGATCTGCGCAGCATTGGTATTACTCCAGCTGGCCTTGAGTCTGACATTGACACAGGACAGGCCATGACTGGATTGATACCTCCTGGTGAACAGCCAGCTGCAGGACCACCAGGAGCAGGTGGAGCACCAGCCATACCAGGCCCAGGCGCACCAGCAGCACCCGGTGGCGGTGGAGCAGGTATCCCCACAATCTAATAAATACTGTATGATCCTCAACGAGATTTATCAAAAATCACCTGCTGCTTATCAAGACGTTGCTCAAGACAACAGTCAGCCGCGCATTGGTGATTTGCGCAAATCCAAGTTGACTCTGCTTCAGCTCAACAAGCTGAGACGCATGAATGATCTACGTACCTATGAGTACAATGAAAAACTCAAATTGGTACGTCAGCAGTACGCACCTCCGGCTCAACCAGCGATGTAATGCCAAAGATGGCAGTTTTTCTGCCATAAACCGCTGAGATTCGCACGATTTTGTAAATATAGGTATAGATTTGCCGGGCGGCAAATACCCAACACCTATAGGAGCCTTATTAAATGAAAAATCGTTTCGAGCAGTTGATCGAATACGTCATCAATGACGAAGAGCAAAAAGCTCGCGAACTATTCCACGACATTGTTGTGGAAAAGAGTCGCAACATCTACGAAAGCCTCATGGCCGAAGAAGAAGAGTCAATGGAAGAAGCCAAGCATCACGACGACGAGTCTATGGACGAAGCTCGTGAAGAAGAGGAAGAGTCTATTGCTGAAGATGACGCAATGGGACGCATGGACCAATACGACGAAGCCATGGGCGGAGATCAAGCTGACGATTTGATTGATGATGTCAGCATGGAAGAAGAAGGCCTCAGCATGGAAGCTGAAGGCGATGACAGCGGCGGCAGCATAGAAGATTTGGAAGATCGCGTGATGAGTCTGGAAGACAAGCTGGACGAACTCATGGCTGAATTTGAATCAGAGCTGGGCGGCGGCGAAGAAAAAATGGACCTGGAAGTAGATGCCACAGACACTCCAGGCATGACTGGCATGGAAGTAGACGACGATGAGTTGGAAACTGAAGGCATGATGCCAGGCATGATGGAAGCAATTACCCTCAAGCAAGTTCATCCCAAAACTACCACCCACGAAGAAGGTGGAGCCAATACCAAAAGCGTAAACGCCAACAACAGTGGTGCTCGTGGCGCAATGGCCAAGCCAGTGTCTGCTAGCACAGCCGAAGAAAAAGGTCGCAGCGCTCCTGGCACCAAAGATCTTATCACTGACTTCCAGAACAAAGCTGGTGCCAGTGCCAAGGATCTCAAGCCAGCAACCAAGCCACATTTGGCACAGGCCACTGGTGTAAACACCAAGACACCTTTTCCCAAGGCCTAAAGTCAAATGGTCAGATACCTACGTGAGCATCTAAATTTCAATCAGGCCAAGATCAAAATCTTGGCCGAAGATGCCCCTGACGGCACAGGCAAAACGCTGTACATGGAAGGCATTTGTATTCAAGGCGGTGTTCGCAACGCCAATGAACGAGTGTATCCTGTCAATGAAATTGCCAAAGCCGTGGATTCCGTCAACAAACAAGTGGTCGAAGGCTACAGTGTGTTGGGTGAAGTTGATCATCCAGAAGACTTAAAAATCAATCTGGATAGAGTTAGCCACACCATTGAAAAAATGTGGATGGATGGGCCATGTGGGTATGGCAAACTGAGAGTATTACCAACTCCCATGGGCCAACTGGTCAAAACCATGTTGGATTCAGGAGTGAAACTAGGAGTTTCGAGCCGTGGTTCAGGCAACGTGAACGACGGCAACGGACATGTCAGTGACTTTGAAATTGTCACTGTCGATGTTGTTGCCCAACCCAGTGCCCCTAACGCATATCCCAAAGCAATCTATGAAGGTCTTCTCAACATGAAGTACGGTCATAAAGTTTTGGAAATTGCTCGTGAAACTGGCAAGGACAGCAAGGTGCAGAGGTACTTGCAAGAGGAAGTCAAGCGCCTAATCAAGGACCTCAAAATCTAAGGAGATATGCATGCTAGATGCTATTAAACCATTGCTAGATAGCGGCCTAATCAACGAAGACGTCAGCAGAGAGCTCAACGAAGCTTGGGAATCAAAACTGACAGAAGCTCGTGAATTGGTCCGTGCTGAACTGCGTGAGGAGTTCGCACAACGCTATGAACATGACAAAGCAGTGATGGTTGAAGCTCTCGATCGCATGGTCACAGAAGGCATAGCAGATGAAATTCGTTCAGTTCAAGCTGAAAAGCAAGCACTGGCCGAAGATCGTGTCAAGTTCCAGGTCAAAATGAAAGAAAGTGCCACCAAGTTCAACGACTTTATGGTAAAAAAATTGGCTGAAGAAATTGGCGAACTGCGCAAAGACCGCAAACAACACAATGAAGGTTTGGAAAAACTGGAAAGTTTTGTGGTACATGCCCTGGCTAAAGAAATTACTGAGTTTGCACAAGACAAACGTGACGTGGTGGAAACCAAGGTACGTTTGGTACGTGAAGCTCGTAGCAAGCTTGAAAAGCTGAAGTCACGTTTTGTGACTGAAAGCAGCAAGCGTCTGAGCCAAGCTGTAAGCCGTCATTTGAAAGCAGAACTAACACAGCTTCAAGAAGATATCCAAGTTGCTCGAGAGAACAATTTTGGACGTAGAATTTTTGAAGCCTATGCTGCTGAATTCGGCGCTACTCATCTCAATGAGAAAGCTGAAATCAAAAAACTACAAGCTGTTATCAATAATCAAGAACGACAGTTGTCAGAAGCAGTCAAGGCCAACGAGAACGCTCGCGTTCTGGTTGAAAACAAAGAACGCGAAATACGTGTGATTCGTGAATCCAATGAGCGTCAACGCTCAATGGAAGAATTACTCTCTCCCCTAAACCAGGAGAAAGCAGAAGTCATGCGTAATTTGCTCGAAAGTGTTCAAACAGCTCGTCTGAAGAACGCTTTTGAAAAGTATCTACCAGCGGTATTGGCTGACAACAAACCGGCAAAAGCTCGACAAGTGATTGCTGAAAGTGTGTCAGAAGTAACTGGTGATAAAGCTGCCCGTAGCCCTGAAGAAGATAACAGCAATGTTATTGCTATCAAGCGCCTGGCAGGGCTTTAAGCATTTAAAATAAGGAGACTTAAATGTCAGATGTATTACTAGAAGGCCGCTGGGACGAAACCAAAGAAGCCTTATTGGAAGGACTCAAGGGTTCTCGTCGCAACAGCATGAGCGTGATTCTTGAGAACACTCGCAAGTACCTCAAAGAGAACGCCAGTTCTGGCAGCACCGCCAGTGGCAACATTGCCACACTGAATCGTGTGATTCTGCCAGTGATTCGACGTGTGATGCCAACCGTTATTGCTAACGAGTTGGTTGGTGTTCAGCCTATGACTGGACCAGTTGGTCAGATTCACACTCTGCGTGTGCGTTATGCCAACACAATGAATGACACCAGCGCAGCCAACACCGACGTAACAGCCGGTGATGAAGCACTGAGCCCATTCAAAATTGCCACTGCTTACTCTTCAGCAAGCTCAGTGACTGCTGGTGTGGTTGGAACTAACCAAAGTATCTATGGTGGTGCCAATACTTCAGTGCTTGAGGGTTCTGGTGGTCGTCAGATCAGCGTTCAGATCCTGAAGCAAGCTGTTGAAGCCAAGACTCGTAAGCTCCAAGCTCGTTGGACTTTTGAAGCTGCTCAAGATGCACAAGCTATGCATGGTATCGACGTTGAAGCCGAAATCATGGCTGCTCTGGCACAAGAGATCACAGCTGAGATCGATCAAGAGATCCTGTTGAGTCTGCGCAGCCTG